TCAATCTCTCTATATATTAAATCTTTCTTATATTTATAAGATATTTAAAACGCCCAACTCACAAATGAGTATCTAGTACCTTTTGTACACTCTGTTACCTCATGAGGGTACATAAAATTAGAAGGAAACATCAATATATCTCCTGTCTTTAACTTAATTTCTTTACCTCTACAATGAAATTCTGACCCTTCGTAATCTTCATTTAGATTTGCAACAATCGATACAATAGGAATACCTTTCATTTTACCATCAAAAAGACTATGTATATGATCGTAATGTTTCCTCATCATAGTTCCTATTTCATATTTATTGAAACGAATAGGACTAAATTTTGATAGCCATTGAGTACCTGCCTTATCACCTTCTACGGAACATATCTTTTGATATTCATCTAGTGCCTGAATAAGAGCAGGTGTAACCTTATCTTGTTGTTCTTTTGTACAAGACATTACGTCTAATTCTTTTGTTGGTGCAGATGCATTTTTACCTGTCGTATAGTTATTCCATTGATGTTTTCGCCATTCTTTTTTATTATTTTCATCAATCAATGACTGACAGATTTCTTTAGGTATTGTATTTTTAATTATGATATAATCTTCAATTTGATTCATTCATTAAACTCCTTATATCTAAATGTGTTAAACGGTCTTTATTACCTAATACATCAATACTAAAGGTATTAAATGATAAACTTATTCTTTCCTCATCGCCCCTATTTGTTGGTACACTATGTTTTAAATTAGAAGGAAATAATATCAACTCTCCTGATACACAAGGTAATAAAAAAGATTCTGAATTTAAATAGTTATATTCTTTAGGGTCAAGGTTTATAGCTTGTACATTAGATTTAAAAAACTTTATGGGTGGTAGTTTAGGGTCTTGTCTTAAATAAAATACACCACTTACGATACTATTAGGATGAACGTGCTCATGATGTTTAGATCCTTTTGGATTTTTATTACCCCAACATTGAGTAATCGTTAATCTTTGTTCTGATTGATAAATGTTTTTTGTGAAATCGTCTATACATTCTTTAAAAAAAGAAGTTATATCCTTTAGTGATTCGTGTTTTGTTAGATAAGAATCTTTTGTTTTAAAGTTAGCATTATCAACTTGTTCTTTCCATTCAATACCTTCAACATACTTTAATGCAGTATCAATGTTATTTTCGTACTTGTATATTTGAACTGGTGTAGGAAACACCGATATTAGTTCATCTTTTTTCATTTTAACCTTTCATAATATATATTATATAATTATTTATAAGTTCTTATTCTGATAGTGATAACCCACCGTGTGAATCTGAGAAAGTAGAATATGCATAACCTGCTGATAACATATCTCCAAAATCTGTGGTATTACCTGTTGAAGCAATGGTGACATATTCAATTATATTACTTTTTGTACTTGATACTTGACCACCCATACGCAATCCTCTAGTTGGTGATGAATTACCTGAACAATGTCTAGTACCTGTAGATAAATTTCCAAAGTCTGTAGCATCGCCTGCCGAGGCCATTGTTATATAATCAATTGTATCAACACTACCTGGGGACGCACCCCCAACGAAAACTCCTCTTGTTGCACTATCAAAAGAACCTAATTGTGATCTTGTGACTGTTAAATCTCCAAAGTCTGTAGAGTCACCTGCTGATTGAATGACTACAAAATCAATGATATTAGTTAGAGTACCACCATCATTTCCACCACCACTACACGCTCTAATACCATTAGACACAGGACCATTTCCGTTTGCTTCTGATCTAGTTAAATTTCCAAAATCTGTAGCGTTACCCGCTGTAGCAATGGTCACAAATACAATATCAGTTGTTTCTGTTCCACCCATTGTTAATGATCGTGTTGAATCTGAAGTTGTCGCAGGTTGTGTACGAACAGCAATTAAATTACCAAAATCTGAAGCATTACCTCTTGACGCAAGTTCTATTGATTCAATAAGGTCGGTGTTTCCGCCAGGAGCATCATATCCTCCAGCTTTAATTCCACGAGTACGAGAAGCACCACCATGATAAGCATGACCTCCAGTTGAAGTAAGATCACCCCAATCTGCGGCATTTCCTAAAGTTGGAATATGTATTTCAGCTATAACTAAAGATTCTCCTGGTGTATATCCACCCCCATATAAAGCTCTTCCTGATCCAGAGTTATAAATTACTTGTGGTCGTTGAATTACTTCTTGATTAATTCCACCATGTCCATTTCCAAGGCCTTGTGCATAACTTCTAGCTACTGTTAAATCACCAAAATCTGAAGCGTTACCTGTTGATGCTATGGTTATAAAATCTATAATATTTGAATGACCTGATGGAGGTACTCCTCCTCCAAAAGTACCTCTAAGTCCATTACTACAACCCGCTAGATAATTTCTTGCGACACTTAAATCGCCAAAGTCTGTAGCGTCACCAGTTGAAGCCATAGTAATATATTCTATTATATTTACAACAGTTGGAGTTCTTCCTCCACCACAAACTCCTCTAGTAGCACTTGATACTCCACCAGCATTTCCTCTAACACCTGAAAGGTCACCAAAATCTGTTGAGTCACCAGTTGAAGCTATGGTTACATACTCTATTATATTAATAAACGCCATACTACTGTATTCCTCCCATTCTAATTCCTCTTGTCGGACTAGTAACACTAGCACCAACATTTCTAGCAGCACCTAAATTTCCAAAATCTGTAGCATTTCCTGTATTAGCAATAGTCATAAATTCTATAATATTTACATAAGCAGAAGGTGTACTTCCTCCCATTGATATACCTCTTGTTTCACTACCAACACCTGAACCACCTCGTCTTACTGCACTTAAATTTCCAAAATCGGCAACATTTCCTGTTGAAGCAATTGTAAAGTAATCTATTGTATTTTCTGTATTATTATTACTTCCACCTCCAAAATAAAGTCCTCTTGTACTGGATGCTACTGTACTTCCATTTGTTCTATCTGCACTTGATATATTACCAAAATCTGCGGCATTACCTGCTGTACTAATTTGTATAAAGTCTATTACATCACTTGTACCACCAGGTGCTGCGTGTCCCCCACAAATTACACCTCTATCACCTCTAGTAACTTGATTTGATCTAACTAAATTATTTCGTTCTTTAATATCCCAAACAGCCATTATGCTTGTAATCCTCCGTGACAGTTAGAAGTACCATTAATACCTGTTCCAACTCCTTCCAAGTCACCAAAATCTTGTGCGTTACCTGTCGTAGCAATAGTTATAAAATCTATATTTGCTACATTACTTCCAGTTGTACCACCTGCCCCAAGTCCTCTTACGCCATTTCCAGAAGCACCACCATTTTGTCTATTACTTGTCATATCTCCAAAATCTGTTGCGTTACCTGTGTTTGCAAAAGTTATATATTCAATAACATTACCTGCACTTCCAGCATATCCACCCATAATAATTCCTCTAGTTGTTGATGATCCACCTGTTCCGTCCATAGATAAAGCTTTAGTTGCCAATAAATTTCCAAAGTCAGTTGCGTTACCAACTGAGGCAATTGTAATATAATCCATGACATCTGAATAAGCGGGTGAAGCATACCCTCCAATACAAAGACCTCTTGTATTATTTCCAATTCCTGCTGTGTTTCCTCTTGCAACTGTTAAATTTCCAAAGTCAGTTGCATTACCAATCGTTGCTATAGTGATATAATCCATAACATTAGAAGCAGCAGGTACTTCTCCCCCCATAAAAACTCCTCTTACATGAGAAGCACAACTTCCATAGTTATGTCTATTAACAGTTATATTTCCAAAATCAGCAGTATTACCTTTTGATTGAAATTCAACATAATCTATAAAGTTGTCAAAATCATCATCAAGGTTAAAAGGTACACTATAAATTGCTCTAGTGTTAGATGAAACACCTGCTCCATTTAAATTTCCTCTAGTACCATCACCAAATTCAGTTGTATTACCTAATGTAGAAATTTGAACAGTTTGTAATCTATTGCCTCTATTAAACATTCCAATATCACCCACACCTATACCACCAAATCTTACAATGTTTCCGTATGGTAAATTTGCATTTCTCGTTCCTTGATACCCGTCATTTAAACCACCGTGTGCTTGTGATCCTCCAGCTAGTTGTTGTGTTGCAGCAACTAAATTACCAAAATCTGTAGCATTTCCACCATTAGTTATAATTGCAAAATCTATTACATCTGAACGAGATCCGTCATTACCTCCTGCAGTTACAGCTCTAATACTATTACTTATTCCAGTTGGTTGTGTTCTTGCTACAGTAAGATCGCCATAATTTACAGCGTTACCTTGCGAAGCAATTGTTACAAAATCTATTACAGATAATTTAGCAGGGTTAGTTAAACCTCCACTAAAAACTCCTCGTGTGCTACTTGAACTAGCAGCTGGTGCTCTTTTGTTTGCTGTTAAATCTCCAAAATCTGTTCCGTTTCCTGTGTTTGCAATTGTAATAAAGTCTATTACATTGGTTTCACCTACTCCACCACCAAACAAACCTCTAGTTGGACTAGAACATCCACCTCTACTTTCAGTAGTACTAGTCGTATCTCCAAAATCAGAAACATTACCTACGGAAGCCATTGTAATAAAATCCATAACGTTAGTGTTACCTGGATTTTCATCATACCCCAAAGAAAAAACTCCTCTTGTACTATTAGAAAGTCCTGTGCAACCATAAGCACCTGCAGACAGATTTCCAAAATCAGCAGAATTACCTGTTGAGGCTGTTGTTATATATTCTATACTATTTAATAATCCTACGCCTCCTGCAAACAAAGTTCTAGTGTGATTACCTAATCCTGCTATTGCTCTTCTTGCAGTAGCTAAATCTCCAAAATCTGTTGTATTACCAGCTGTTACAATAGTTATAAATTGCATAGCATTTGTGTCAGAACCAGTAGTTCCTCCACCAAAAACTCCTCGTGATCCATGACCACCAGCTTGACGCCAATATCCACCCATTACAGCACTATTGACATCTTTCAGTTTCCATAAGCCTACATTGTCGTCCAATTGTGGAAAGTTAGCCATTTAAAATTCCTTAAATATTATTATACTTTTTTTGCCCAAATACCATTAGCAGCAGTTGTCTGATTAAATGCAACATCATCGCCATTTTCATCTACACCCTCAGTCCATTCAGATGTGTAAGTATCTAAATAATTTTTAATCGCAGCTGCACTTGCTAATGCACCTAGACCTGTTTCAGATGAACCATCAACAGTTGCACCAATCATATCCCAGTCTTGTGGTGAAGCATTACTATTTGCTTTTGGATAATAACCACCATCTTCTATGTAAGTAGGAATTGTTCCTGCAGCAGTTAGGTTATATTTGATTATCTTGTTCGCCATTTTCGTTTCCTTTTGTTATTAATTTTGTGTTTAAAGAGTCTTCGTCATATAATTTAAATCCTCTTCTTTCAGCAAATTTTTCTGCGTCAAGAGAAAACTTATCAGCACACGCCTCTAGCCATCTCATAGTCATCTCATGGGTAGGTGCTTTACCTTGTTCCATCATATCATTTTCTAATTTAAGATAAGAATAAACTTCAGCCTGCGCTTGTGCTGAGTTAATACCCATATCAAATAGATAGATTAAATTTCCTTCATCTATTACACCACCTCTTGCTCTTGCAGCGTTTAATCCTTGTTTCATACAAGTCATAACATGATATCTTGATTCTTCTTTTTCGTATTCTTCTTCGGTAATATCTTCTTTACCTAGTTTTTTAAGAATACTCTTATACTGTGTAGTAAAGAAAGACATCTTACGAACTGCACCAGTGATAGAGTTTTGTATATTATTCATATTAACTTTAATTTCTAAAATCTCTACTTCTACTAACTCTTTCTCAAACTCATTTAGATTTTCATCGGTAGCAAGTTTGTGTTCTTTTTCTCTCAACTCAATGTCTTTTTTCTTCATCTTCAAATGAGCTTCTTCTAAAGCCATTCGAGTCTTATCTAATTCTGCCAAAGTGTGTTTCACACTTCTTATCGGTGTTATAGCAGTCACGTCTAACATTACACCCATAAATTGTGAGTGAGATTTATAGAAATTAGAACTAGACTTCTTAATCGCAGGCAAATTAGTAGTTATGTTTTCTAACATACCCTTGTACTCTTTTTTTACAAGAGGATTATTTGCCATACTTTGTATTATTAAATCATTTCGATCAAATTCATCAGCACTTACTAACTCATTATTTTTAACATTATCAGCCATTCTATTATACCTTCCAAAAGTTTAGATTATTATATTTTTCAATGATATTCTTTGGTAGAATATCGTTTACATTTTCTTTGAATTCATTATAGTTATTACTATTTATACTATTCGTTTGTATGGTATGAAGATTTTGCCCTACTATTTTATCATCATACTTCATACCATTAACTTCAAATTGATCTAATTGATTATATCTATGATTATACTGTTCTATACCTAGAAAGTTGTAGATACCTTCTATTGTGCGTTTAGGATCGTCACACAGGTCGTTGTATTCGACTACATGATATATCTCTTTAGGTTGATGATCTATTAGATGTTTGATACCTATTAACTCTTTTATAATCTGACCATCTTTATTCATTAACATATCGCATTTTTCTTCAACTGTTTTAGCATCATATTGATTAACAAATGATGTAGGTTCTTTTTGTGACCACTTTATAAAAGACGCCAGTATCTCTGGCACATCTCTTACCAAAACTATGATTTTTATATCTTTCTGTACTTCTTTTAAAAATTTTAAATTGATTGGTACACCCCAAGGTGCTCGATCAATAATATGATCTGCTGACCAATCTTTATAATAGTTTTGAAATAAAGATTTGGTTACATTATCAAATGATTTATGATCTTGAAAATTTTTAAAGATGTCTGTATGTTTAAGCATATACAATTCACCTATCATATCGGCACAAGGACTGTTAGCCGTCAGAGCAATTTTAGAATTTTGATTCAATAATGAACCGAGTAAAGTATTACCTGCACGAGGTAACCCATGTAAAAAATACATTTGTTTCATAATATAGTAATATTTATATAGTTAAATTAGTTAGTAAAATTTAGTCCGCCACCTGCATTTGAAC